AATCCTCTTTTTTCAAACACCCCTCTATTAAATTCTTCAGTTTGTATAGATGAATATATCTTACGTAGTTTAGATCCTATTGGTGGAGAAAAGCTAAGAATAGTAAGTAGTGTGTATGCGTGATCAGAATTAAACCCTTTATCTCTTTGCTCAAAGTATTCCATTAAAGTATTCTTAACCGTACCTATAGCTTTACCACCAACTCCAATACCAGTTAACCATGAATCTACCATTTGATTTAATATTCTCTCTTTCTTCTTATCAAAATCTTCCTCATCGTCATCTCCTAGCGAAGCATATAACGCAGATTGTAAAGCTCCAAATATAATACTCTGCACAACACCATAATAAGCGATTTTAGATATATGAGTTTTATAATCACCTCTACCGTTTACTAAATCTCTAGTAGCTTTATTCATTATTCTAGCATACTGCATTGGAGTATTTTGGAATGCTAATATTAATCTACCAAGAGGAGATGCTTGTTGTTGTGATATCATATCAGGTCTAGCTGATTGCTGATTTACCTCTGTAGTTTCTTGAAAATCTAACCAAGCTTTTGCCTCAGCATCCTTCTGCGACATACCTTCTTTAACATACTTCTTTATTCTATTTCTATAAAAAGTAGAACCACCTATAGATATTGCAAAACTATCCGCTATTTGTGTAGGTGTAAATCCTTTCTTAAGCAACCAAGCTATAGCTGCTTTAGCTTTATTATCACTATTAGCAACAGCAGCTGAAAGTTCAGCCTCATTAATACCTCTTTGATTACCAGCTCTTCTTTGTTTCAAATAAGGAGAATTCCATATCATAGAGAAATCGCTCCAGAATTGCTTTTGATTAGCAAAAGCCATACCAGCTTTTAGTGGATTATTATCTGACCAATTAATATAATTTGTTGCAGATATAGTTTGTAATGTAGCAGAACGTAAGTTCAAGAACATGATTGCTCCAACAGAGTTATTAACCCAGTTCATATAGCCGTTTACTAGTCTACTATTACCCGTTGGTCTATTTCTACCAGTCTCCATACGATATAACATATCTTCCAAAGCTTCTCTAAACTTAGAGCCATATATAGCCTCTATCTTATTTAGATTCTCAGGAGAGAATATCATATCTTTATTTTGTTTCCATTCAGCTAGAAAATCAGATCTCTTATCTCCAATCGCTCCATCGCTCAACAGGTCAGAAGCAATATTTTCAGCTAACCAATAATCTTTAGGTTTAGAGTATCCATCTTCTTTTTTAGAAATCAAACCTATAGCATCAGCGTAAGCCTTCATTTCAGGGTTGTTTTCTATAAAGCTAGTTAAAGCTGCTAAATCTCTTTTTGATAAACCAGGAACTTCAAACCCAGCTTTGTTCCAAAGATAAACCCTCATTGCTTGGTCATTAGTATAATCTAAACCTTCTATATTTTTGTTAAGCTTTTTCTTAACATCAGGGAAATTCTTATTTAGATTTTCAAAATCATTTGCAGCTGATTGTCTCGACGCGTTTAACTCGTTAATACCTCTAGCAAATGGATCTATTAAAGCTTTTTTGAAGAAAGCCATATCAGCTTCTCCTTTTTTACCTTTACCTAAGAAGTTATATAATAACCCTTGGAAATCTTGAGCAGATGCTGGTATTATAGATTTGTATTTGGTTTTCTGACCTCTTAATTTAGCTTGTGCATTAGAAAATTCTTTTTCAGATTTAATACCTGTTGTTTGTTCTAATATATTATTAAACTTAGGGTTTAACGATTCGCTAAACTTAACCTTAGCTTGCTGCACTTTAGACTTAACGTCGAATTGATCTAACATATTTTTAACAGCTTGTACGTTTTGCAAAGCATCATCTGCAAAATAAAAGTCATTATAACCTTCACCAACCTTATCAGCCATCCAAAGTGCTTTGGCTTCTGGCGTAGAATTAGCTAAACCAGTAATATTCTTTAACGGTATATTTAAACCATTAGCTTTTAAAAATTCAAATATAGCTGGAGCAGAATCAGCGGGTCTTGCTGTTAATACAAACATGTTCTCAGGACCAAACTTACCTTGCAGTTTCATTGCTTTCTTAAACAACGAAGCAACCTTACCATCTACAACTTTACTAAACTCTGAGAAATCATGTTTCCAACCTTGATCTAGTAAATCAGCACCTTCTTTAGCAAACTGTTCTGCTGTTAGTTTTCTAACTGTACCATCAGGTGACGTAGACTCAACTAAAGACTTACTTGTAGCTAACGTGTCGTCAAAATCTAATACAGATATACCTTTAGCTGGATTAACTGTTCTAGAAAATTTTGCGGCTTTATCCAAGTTCATATCAGACTCAATAGTAGAACTAAACTTAGCGTTAGCAACACTATCTATTGTTTTAGCCGCTTGGGCTTGGGTTATTTGTCCTGTGAATATTTGATATAATAAATCCTGCTGCTTAGCAATAACTATAGGGTTTGTTAATTTAGCATCCACATTAACACCATATTCTTGTGCTATGGTATTTCCATTAGCTAATTTATAAGAGTTAGGATTTATACCACCATTATTACCATTAACCTTTGGGTTAAAATATCTAACCCAAATAGGCATTTTCCCAGCAAATATAGGGTACATAAATTCCCCAGCGTTAGACTGATAGCTCCAACCTTCTTTTTTATTAATTAATTTTTTATCATCAATTTTTAAGAGTTTTCCTTGTTGGTATCCCGCTACTGCGTTCTTAAAAGTATCACCTTCAAATAAATTCTTTTGAGCTAATCTATTAAATAAAAACTTAGCTAAGTCAGTAGCTGGTTGTTGATGCTCCTCAACTGTTGCGCCGTCTTCTAAATTTTTAAACTCATAAGTAGACCCAGTTCTCATGAAATGACCTTGATAAGCACTAGAAGAACTTAATAAAGCCGCTATGTAAGGAAGGTTGTTTGGGTTATCTTCGACCATTTTATTAAACTGCTTCCAGATTAACTCAAAGCCCCTTTCTTTACTTCTTTTTGCTTCTTCATTTTTAAGAGTTTTATCACTTAAAGATTCTCTTTTTAAAGCCATAGCAATATCTGCCTTATCTTGTTCCGACATAGCTTCTCCCTGCCACATTCTACCATCTTGTATATAGTAGTCTATAGCCTCGTTTAGTTCTTTTGTGTTTTTGTATAAGTAATTACCCTTGTGCAACCTGATCTCTGTACCATCACCCTCAAGAGCACCTTCTGTTGTGCCTGTCCAATTACCGCTATGTTGAAAAAAGATTAACGGTAGGTATTGATTTGCAGTGCCAAACACCCATAACTCCATCTCATGCCTTCCATTTTCCGTCTTCATGTTTATCGGTGTGAGCCCAAATCTTTTTAATATAGAAGTCCAACTACCTTGCTCTTTTTGCATAGCTCTACTAAGCTCACCCATTTCTTGTAAAAATGGTTGTTGATATGTTTCGGAGAACATAGTAGAAGCTTTACCATCTTTAAGCGGTAATGTTTCTGGACCATAAACTTGTCTTATGGCTTGATTAGAAGCTATAGTTGCAACTTGAACTATTATAGCTCTAATACTACCATCAACAGACGTATTATTTATACGACCACCTTTTACGAGCCCAACTAATTCTCTAAACTTAGTAGGATCAATATTTTGTTTTACTTGAGTAGCCAAACCTTTACCAGTGCCAGTAGCTGTCATTTTAGTTCTAGCTCCTTTTTTATAAAATACACTTAATTTAGTATTTGCAACACCAGTAGCATCTCCACTAGCCGTGGTACCAAATGGCATCATGGCTATTATCTCATTTGTTTTAGCTAATATTACATCTTGAGCCGCTTTTCTTTGTTCAGTATTCAAATCTTTTTCTTGTAATATTCTCGCTGCTTCAACTCCAAATATTCCTTCTGACACGGCTTCTAAAGCTCCATATAGTTTTCCAGTTGGTTTTCTATTAGATTTTTTCTTTGGTTTATTATGAGCAACTAGCTCACCTTTAACCTCTTTATATTTACGTAACTTAGAAAGAGAAGGATCTTCTTTGGCTATATTAACAAGTCGCTTTTGAGTTTCTTGTTCTCCTATAGTATTTAAAGCTACTTTTTTACCTTCAACCTCATTATTAGACAAGGTTTCAGTTGGAACAGCCATTTTCCCAACTATTTTAGCTGTAGCCTCATCTGACATACTAGATGCTTCAACTTTATTTTTTAGTTTGGTTAATATACCAGAATATTTTACTGGTAATAAAGTATTCATATAAGCTCCAAAAGGAACTTGCTTGCCATCTTTTACAGCTCTATATGTTCTAGCTAGTTCAGTAAGTTTTAAAGCATACTCACTATACCACTCCATAACATCGTTCATTTTTAAAGCCTCTTCTAATGTAAGATCGTTAGCTTTTCCAGCAGCTTGTTTAGCTAAAGCAAACGCTCTAGGCAAATTGTTTTCTGCTAAAGCTTTTTGCATATTAGGAGATGCCATTATATTGCCATCTTTATCTTTAATGCCCTCTCTTAATATAACATCATTAATCTTTTTGTTCTTTTCGACAATCTTAGCGGTACTATCTTTTAAACCTAAATCCTCAACAACACTAGCATCTTCAAATGCTGATTCAGAAAACTTGGCTTCTCCAATTTTAGCACCATCTCCTTGTCCAACAGCTAATATTGATTCTCTAACTTCACCTGATTTAATGTCAGCTGCATAATCTTTTAAAAAGTTTTTTACATCTCTTCCACTGTTAAACTTTAAGTTTTCATAACCTGTTTGTGAAAAGAAGTCTCTTATCTTTCTACCAACACCCAATAAATCCCCGTCTTTTGGATTAATTTCTTTTTTTCTAATAGCGTCTGAGTAGGAGTTTAAATACTCTTCATAGTACTCCATTGGGTCTTTCTCTTTTATTATCTCTCTATTTGGACCACGCTCATATTTATAGTTATCTTCTATTCTTTTTTGTATTATAACCCTATGCTTAGCTGGTATACTATTTAAAAAATTATCAATCAACGTTTTGCCTTTATTGGTTAATTTACCATCAGCGCCATTCAAAACATTTTTCATTATTTTGTGTAACAACTCGTGTGATCCAGCCGACACGGCTCCAACTTGTTTGGCTCTTGTTTTGTTTACATAAGCATCGCCACTTATAGGATCAAAGAAAGCATCTTTGTTTGTAACATCATTTTCTTGCCTGTTACTTCCTCATATCTTTTTTGAAACTCTCTTCTAGTATCTATTCCCTCAAGCCTCGCGTTAGGATCTAGCTTTTTAAGTCCTTTTTCGGCCGCCTTTATATCGTTACGAAGATTTATTTCTTTTAAAGTTTCGTTTTTTAGTTTATTTTTTTTGTAATAAGCATCTGTTACTTCTTTAATAAGCTTAGCTTGATCAGTAAGACTTAGAGTATTATCCGCTTTTATAACTTCAATAGCTTCTTTTGAATCATTTAAGCTTTTATCAGCCTCTTGTATTATCTTATACTCATCCTTAGTCATCTCATCAGTGTTATCGATGATTCTAGAATATACGTTATTATTTTCAGCTATAACCGCATTTAATTGCTCTTCTAACAAAGATCTTGTACCATCTGATATATCAGGATTTGACAATGCTTTTTCTATTTCTATAATCTTAGCATCGTTTTTATCAAAAATAGCCTGATCACTTGGTCGCATAAAAGGCGATATAACGGCCTTGGCAATTATTGGAGATTTTACTATTTTACCCATAATCAACCCATTAAAACCAGCCTCGTCTATACCATCAAGTATACTAACGTTTTTGCCAAGCAACTTATCACCAAGGTTATCACCAAATATTTTTGCCGCCACCTCACTTCCTGCTTCGCTACCTACTCCATACAAACCTCTACCTATAAACATTGGGTTTACTAATCTTTTTACACCCTCCTTAAACCCTAGGTTCTGCATATTTTTTAAGCCCACCCCTGTTTTGTTTAGTAAACCAAGTGTGACTCTTTCTGTTCCAAACTCTACAACCCCAGAGAGTCCTGAAGCAAAGTACATTTCAGCCATTGAATAATCAGCGCCGTGTTTGTTTTCTTCTTTTAGCTGTTCGTATTTACCACCAGCAGCTGATGTGGCTAAAATATAAAGCGATGCTTGAGGAGCTACTGTCATTAAAGCTAATTGTGGTACAAAATCAGAAGCGGCGCCCAACACATATTCACCCCATTCGTAAGTATCATCAACTCCATCACCCAAGTCTTTCCACTCTATTCTTTTTTGAAGACCACCTGTTAAATAATCTTGAACACCTTCAACACCTCGACGAATCTTATCTCTAGGAATATTTGCGTAGTCACTAGCCGCCAAAAAACCCTTAACCATCTCTGGTGCTTCTTCAGGATCACCTTTATAATATTCTTTTAAACCATCAGCAATTAAAATTCTAGGGTTTAATTGGTGTTTTACAGTTTCAACAGTCATACCAATTTCAATAAGACCATTTGTAAGAATACCGCCAAGCTGAGCAACGTTATTGTGATTTCTACCAACAATATCTATATAAGCCGCCATATCTCCGGAATCTTCAATCATTCCATTTTGATCATTAATCAACATTTGATATGCCTTGTACGTATCGTTTTGATCACTAAGCGAGGTATTATAATTTACAATTAAATCATCTATAGTGCTTTTACCATTTTTAGTTTCCTGTGATCTGTAGTCAAAATCTATGTCTTGATATTTTTTTTGAAGTTTTATATAAGAATCTATATCACTCTTATTTGTAGAGTATATGTCATTATACTTATCTACTAAAGCTTTATACTCATTGTATTCTTTTTCGGGCAACCCACCGTCTTCTGCTTTTTTGTTGAAAGCCTCTAGTTGTTTGTTTAGATTATTTAAAGTACTTATGGTAGACGGTACGTTAGTATAATTTTTCATCTCAGCTTCCACTTCATCATATTGATCTTTCCAAAACTTCTTAGCTTCGTCAATTTTAACTTTTTGCTCTTTTATTTTTATAGCATTTTTTTCTAGTGTAGTCTCTGCTAATCGCGTTTCGTTAATAGATTTAGTTAACTTAGGGCCATAAACCGGTTCGCCACCCCCATCTACACCAATAGCAATTTGTTTTTGATAGTCTAGTATATCTTGATCAGTTTTTTCTTTATCGTCTGATATTAAAATACCATCAGTAAACGTGTCGCTTTGCTCCTCAGCTTGCTTTCGTAATTTTCTTGCAATATAATCAGCTCTATAATCTCCAGCAGCCAACTCCATTGCTTGAGCCATAATTTCTTCTTCCGAAGTTCCTTTGCCCAGGTTTTTTAGTTGTTTTTGTGCTTTTTTGTAATACTCAGCGTACTTTGACTCGTTGTTGTTTCTTTGCTCTAAGTTATGAGCATTAGCTCTTTTTTCATATTCTTTTGCTTCTTTGGTACTAGACGTAATATTACCTTGAATATAAGAATCACCACCATCCCCGTCTCCAATCATAGCATTTTGAGGTAGAGTTGTTTGTGTTCTTGGAGGTGTAGGAATTCTTTTTTTAGTTATAGCTAGGTATGTATCCATACCTTCTTTAATTAACTTATTATTTTCTTTAACCTCATCTCTAGTTGGTCGGTAAATTTCCATTACCTCTGATTGGTGAAGATCTTCTCCGTCTTCATGCCGTTGTTTTTGTGTTTGGATGTGGTCGTTGTAAAACTCATCTGGAACCTCTTCCTGCTTAACAGGTTCAACTCTTTCTTTACCAGTAGGTCCTTCAAGCGTTATTTTTTGCCAACCTGATTTAAAATCGTCACCTTCCCCGGCTGTAACATATCGGTAAGAAACTTCTGGTGGTGGTTCTTCTTCATCTTCTTTCTTTTTTAACAAACCTTTGAGTTCAAAATTTTCAGAGTTTGTTAATTCGTTTACATCTTTATCTTCTCCAAAAATATATTCATCCTTAATAAATTTAGCACCATCGTTTTCTTCAAGAAATCTTTTCTCGCTATTAGGCCCGACTCTATGTTCGTTTCCTTGTGCGTCTATATATATTTTTATTTTAGGCATATACTAGTTTTCGTAGTTAGACTTTGGGTTGTCTTTTTTAACTATATTAGCTTTTTCTTCCTCCATTTTTTTAAGCTTAGCTTTTGTCATACCTGTTGGATATACAGAACCATCAAAAGTAAAGTGCATTAAACCGTCTTCAGCTGCTTTAGCTTTATCCATAGCAAACCTTTGTTTAGTAAGTTCTTTTTGTTTTAACCTCATTATTTCCAATCTACCCTCTTCGTAACCCATACCCTTCCACCATGCGTTTTCTATTCTGTAAGTGTAATATTCTTTAACTAAAGTTCTAAGAAGTTTCATATCAAAAAATGGACTATCAACATTACAAATAGCATCAACAAGTTTTAATTTATCCATTGGACTAATTTCGTCGTACCAATAATTTTTATCCTCAGGACCAAGATCTGTGTTAAATTTCATGGTTTCAAAATCAAAACCCCCGTAGTTTAAGTTTTCAATATTAGGATGTTCGTATAAATGACGTCTAAAGCTACTACCATCTTTTAATAAGTGTGTATCCCAACAAAATTGAGCTACTAATCTATCTTGTGTTTTAGTTGCGCTACCATCATTGCTACCAAAAAACATATCCATTTTGTAGTTTATGCCTCCTAAATCAATTTTAACTACAGATTTCGCGTCTCTAGCTTCAACGGCTTTTTCAGAATATTCTTGAACGTACCCAATATACTCCATAGCTCTATTAGCATTGATCCAGTGAACATTTTTATTACCAGCAGTAACACTCACAAGCACGTGCTCACCTGAGAAATTTTGCACTATACCGTAACACATGTCTTCTATAACCGGATCGTTATAAGCATCAACCTTACCGCTAGCAACATCTTCCGCTGTAGCATGTACTATTGTTAAACTTGGATTTTTACAATATAACTGAGTACCAAAACTAAGTTGTTGTTTTGATCCAGATTTAGAAACAAAACTATCTGGTCCAAAATGATTTTCATAAAAAATTTGAGTCTCTTCTCTATACCTATTCATCGTAGTTTTACACATGGCTAATTTTTGCTTAACAATACCTTGTGTTTTGTTATCCTCCTCTGTGAGAGCTTTATATAATGTTTCTTGATATTCTACTAGCTGTTTATGTAAAGAATCTGTGTATTTTTGAGCGTTACCAACACCCTCAATACCAACCTCCATAATAACAGCGTTGTCACCTAGTTCTTCCTTTTGACTATCCATTAGTAGTTGGTCTGTAGCTTTTCTAGCCTGCATGACCTCGGGTTCAATAGCTAAAGCCTCTTGTTGTATTTCCTCCCAATTTTTACGTCTAGCGGCTTCAGATAGTATGTCCATTCCAGCAGACATCATACCTTTATGTGCTTGTGCTTGTTCTTCTCTTATTTGCTTAAGTGGTGATGGTTTTACTTTTTTCATGTCTACATCTATTAAATTATAATCTACTTTATAGTAACCATTTTCCGCTATAGTAACAGCGTTTTGTTTGCCTAACCTTAAAAGATCTTGAGCCATAGTACCACTCCAGGTTTGTTTATCACCTATGTAATTAAAGTGGTATATTGGTATTCCAGAGTGAGAGTGTTTAACTTTCACTATGTTTTCTTTTAATCTTTCATCACTAAACAAACCACCAAGGAATCCTTTATCTTTAGGCGCATTTGCTTCAGCGCTTTGCATTTGTACTTTCCTCATCTGCATATCCATTTGTGTAGTTGCTTTACCAATCTCTTTATCAGTACTCCACATACTGCCCTCACCTTTTAGTTTTTGAACATCCATCTCACCTTGCGCTTCAGCCATTTGCAGATTAGTAGCATTTTGCGCTTCTGCCATTTGAAGTTTAGACGCCTCACCAAGTCTTGACGCTTGTAAAGCTTCGTCGGCACCAAGTATTTTGTTTTGCATATCCATTTCTGCAGAACGCTTTTGAGTATCAAGCCTCGATTGCTCTCCAGCTTGTGCCATGAGTATTTTGCTACCTTCACCAGCTGTAGCCATGTTTATTTTTTCCTCGGCTTGCGCTGCCATTTTTTGATTCTGTGCCTCTTGAGCGCCAATAGACGCCGATGCTTTTTGAGCTTGTAAAGCACCTTGGTTAGCCATTGATTGAGCTAAAGCCGCAATACCAGATCCACCAGCAGCTCCAGACATTTGCGACAATATATTAGCTTGGTTCTGTTGGTTTTGTTGAGCTTCAAATTCAGCTTGTTGAGTATTAACAGTTAAATCTTCAAAAGCATTTTCCATGTCTTCAAACTCATTCTTCATGCCTTCATAAGCATTTTTCTGACCAGCAAAAGCATTTTTCATTTTACCCTCGTAAACGTTTTCAGCTTTATCATAAACATTATCCATGCCAGCCATTTTATTTTCTAAACCAGCATAAGCGTTTTGAGCGTTAGCGTAAGGATTTGAAGTGTCTATGTTGTCCAAGTTTTTAGTCATCTTGTCTAAAGCCTTCATAGAGTTTTTCATATCTTTCCCAGCCTTCTTTCTTCCGCTATTATCTCCGAACAAGAAATTCCCTACTTTCTTAAAAAATCCCATATTATATTGTGTGTTTGTTGTTCATATTATTACAGTTTTTAACTTTTATTTACTACTTTCTGAAAAATTGGCTGCAGTAGCAAACATTTCTGCTGGTAAAGTACTATAGTTTCTATATTCTACTTGGGCATAATAACCTAGTATTCCAGAAGAGTTTGCTCTATCGTCTTTCGTAAAAAACATGTAGTAGTCTAAAATATTTCCAGTCCAACCAAGTTGTGTATTGGGCGTTCCATTATTATATCCAGAATAGGTATCTATTGTTATAACATTATTATCATGATCAACAGCTAACACGTTCGCGTAAGGAAATGGCCTTGTATTTATATTTGTTACGTGGTTTCTACCCGATTGCCCGTTGTCAATTAAAGTAATATACATTTGATCGGTTACCTGAACCGACACGTTTATATCAAAATTAAATGATAGATTTAAAATTGCCATATTATAAGGATGTTAAAGTTAAGAAATTAAGTAATTTTAAATTATAAGTATTGTTAGCTTCTCCAAAAACCATTGTACCTATATTCATCGTACCCTTGACGCTTCTACCATCACTAGGTCCAAGACTTATTTTTGCAGTCATTGTAGAGGATTCAGTATCTCCAGCTATAACACGGGTATTACTCCAATCGTTTTCTATAACCGTACCACTACTACCAGCGGAAAGAAGCGTTGTTTTATCACCACTAGTCCAAGCTGTAAACTCAGTGCCAGGCGTTGCCGTGAGAGGTTGTCTAGCTATAGCTATACTATAACCAGCTGGAGCGCTAACTTTAAACGTAACGACTTTTCCGGTAGTAGACGTTCCTAAATCACCCGGACCAAACACAAGGTTTTCAAATGTAGTTGAGAAACTACCCGTGGTATCAAGCCCAAATGTTATTGTAGCTGCCTTGGCAACTTTAGTCGCTTCCAATATATCAGTTTTACCTGTTGTTTCTAAGTTTGCTAACTCAACTGATTGTATTTTTGTATGATCTATTGGTATGTCCTTTATAAGTCTATCAGAATAAGAGATCGCGCCGGTTGATCTTGGTACTTTTACACTAGCCAAATACTCACCATATGTGACACCCATTCTTGGTCGTGGTATTACAGCTTCTAACATACCACCACCCTCCTCGTAAGCACCTGTTTTAAAGTTATATGTTTTAAAATTTGAATCTTGAAGCATTAGTTTAAATGGTGTTCCAGGAACTCCTTTGATTCTAATTTTTCTAACACCACCACTAGGTCCAATTTTACGCCCAGCATCAAAAGAGTATATTTGAAAATTTGATTCTTCTTGTACACTTTCATTACTAGACCCATAAGTTATTGTAGTTGCTGCTTGACTATAACCTTGTGGTATTTCACTCATTACAGGAGCTGATTCACTACGTTTAATTTTACGACTATTAGTTGAGAAAGTTATACTTTCAACCTCATCATAATCAAGAATCTCTACAGGAGAAGTATAATACACCTTAAACTCAACTGTTCTTTTTGTTGATTTAGTTACAACATCAAACCTTTCTTTGTTTTTATTTATAATAAAACTTGGTTTTCTATCAAACTCACTTCCATTGACCACTACAAAGCGTCTAGTAAATATTAACGTTTTTTTACCTAATTGATTTTTAACTTTATAGGTGGTTTTACCCGCAATTTTACTAATTGGAAAGTTAGTAATATGCGTAGTTATAATATCACTATTACCCCCAATGTGCTCGCTAATCTCTACTTCATGATGAGTTGCTCTAACTTTAACACTAATCGGTAAATCTATAACATTGTTATTGTCGTTGATTTGGTCAACGTTTAATACCACCACAGCTATAACGAAGTCTTTTTCTTTTTCAAAATCTATACGAGCAACACCTTTTGGTAAATATCCTACTGAAAAATCTTCAGGTTGTATTTTGTACCCTGTTTTAGGTAAAATTAAAACCTCAACAACGTTACTTTGTTTACTTACAGCGCTTGAAACTTGGTCTATTATAACGTTAAGGTTTTTTAATTTAGCTCTAAGTATCACGCTTTTAATCATAATTTAATTTTTATTCGTTAATATGTACAATATGTTCCGTCATCAAAACAATTCGCATCATCATAATTAGTAGCCGCTTGCCCCCAATTAGGAGAATCATATGGATCACCATTAGCAAATACTAAGTATCCATTATCCATACAGCCACACCTAAAGCAACAACTTCCATCATCACACTCAGCATTTGGATCGTAGTTACACGCCGTTGGATCTGTACACCCATTAGGTGGAAGATTTAATTTACACTCAGGCTCAGTATCGTAACCCGTACCATCTCCAGGATCATAACAAGCACCATTACAATCAGCGATAAGTGTAGCGGGATAAGTACAACTACCATCATCCATATCAGCGTTAGCATCATAGTTGTCTGCAAGTATATCCATGCAACCAGCATAAAGACAGCTACCATCATCTTGATTAGCTAAGGGGTTATAGTTCCCCGCAGTAGAATCTGTACAGCCAGAAACATCCTCGCATCCACTCTGTAAACACTCGTCTTCAGTAGAATAATCTCCACTAATAACTTCTGTACAAGTACCGCTAATACAATCGAACTCAGGTGTAGCCAACCAATACGTTTCCGCAAAACCTAATCCCTGTAAAGAAAAAGCCCCAGTATCTAATTGATCATCTTGAGTAGCGGCTCTTCCAAAATTACTACCACTAATGATTCCGTCGCCAGCCGGTTGTAAATCATAAGAATCATTGTGCTTCCAAGTACCGTAACCTCTTATAAAGTTATACCACTTGTTTTCTTTATCCATAAACTCACGAACTTTTCCTACTTGCATATCCGTGTTTAAATGATACGCATACCAACCTGACTTCTCTATATTGTCATAATAAACCTGACCAACATTTTGGCCTTCTATTATATTTTCATTATCTGGTCTAAAAATAGTTTTAGCTTGACTACCTTCGTAGTCTAGAGTTTTAAATCTTTTTACAGTTCCTTGACCTTGATTAAAAAGCACTTTAATCATTGAGTAGTTATCATCGATACTATAAAAATTATTTCTAGGTGTTGTAAACACTATGTGACCAGTAACACCTAAACTCGATTGCATGATAGAACAGTTTTTGCTAACCACAACATCACACTTACCACCACCACATTGAACACTTGTCACAACAGTATCTATTGGCACGCCATTACCCGTAACGTTCATACCAACGAGTATTGACCCTCTAGAGTTATCTTGAACGCTAAAGGAGTTGGAGTTAACAGTGGGATACGGGGGTAATATTAGACGGGAAACTCGTATATCTAAATTATGTTGCCATGTTTCAGCAATACCTGATGGATCTTTTAATTGGTATGATACTCCCCAAGGATCTAAGGCTGCTTTTTTACCATATTCATTAGATGGGAAAGTGTAGTATATGTTTTTATGACTAATACCTCCTTGAGTTATAAAGGATTTAAAGCTCACCCAACCTTTTCTAGCTTCAGTAAAACTTAAAGTATATGCTTTATCTCTTTTATCGATGTCTTCAGTTTCAACTGTAATATTGTATTGATTTTCTCTATCATCATAACTACCTATAATAGAGGTTGCAAACCTTAAGTTATCTTTAAACCAATTTTTCATGCCCTTATCAGATATGTTTGTGATACCATCCCTAGATAGTCTTAAAATAGCTCCCCTTGCTTTATCCGCAAAATAAACTCTATAAGATTCTGACGCAAACGATTCTGGATTTCTTGATATACCGTACTCCCCGGTAAAAGGTTTTGCTTGTCCAAGAACTTTATTTGTTGATGTAACGTTAGTGTTTCCATCAGCATTAAATAAAGCATCTTTGTTCGCAAATATTCTAAATACTTTATTCTCGCAAAAAGTAACTAAATCAGTGTCTCTAGTGAAAAGCTTTTGTATACTACCGTTAACTGGGTTTAAGTCTTTTGTTATCGGTTCGGCTTGTATAAATTGGTTTGTTCTATTTACACCACTAGTAGAATTGTATATACCAGAGAATATTAAACCACTACCCTTTCTCTCCTCTTCATACTGCTCAGCTAGTGGCATTGATGCTTTGACACCTTTGTCTATAGTAACAGCATTAAAATCATCTTTAATTCTATTGCTTTCTACTCCAGTACTATAACTGTAACAATTAAAATATTTAAGTTGTCTTCTTTTATTATGTGTACTTGAGTCAACTCTATAAACAGTAACCCCAGCTGCTCCCGTTGGATTACCTAAAGCCTCAACTATAGTTGTGTTTAATTCCTCTAGATCCTTACCAGCCCCATAATAAGTACCTTCACCCCTAAATGAAAACCTAACATCAGTTCCTAATGGTAGTATATAGTCATCACCTGCACCACAACCACCACAATTGGTATCGTTATATCCGAGTGTGGTATTACCATCCTCAATAAAAGCAGATCCCCCCGCACTCCATCCGTGACTCCTTAACCAAATAACATCGTTTTGAACAGCGCAAACTTCAGACGAGTTTATTGCACCACCTAAACCAACAGGGTATAGTTGTGCTCCCACCGGGATAACCTCTTCTCCTCTGTAACCGTAGTCATACCAATTAGCGTTAAAGGGATCCGATTTATCTGGTTCCGCTGCAAAATCATTATCATATCTGTACCTATCTATTGTAATAGGATATGATGGGCTAGCCGCGTAATATATATCTAAACCAACGTCTTCTAATGGTTCTGTTTCCCAAACAGCTGGATTAGTACTCATCTCAGATTCGTCCTCTCCTTTATATGGAGTTATAATCTCTATTGTAGTTTCGTTTAAACCTCTTTCATGTAAACCCAAATACGCATCTGGATAATGCTCAGTATAAAAAGTGTTATCTAAACTTCTAGGTTGATCAGTTAACCTCACATCTGAGCCTGATGGTACGTTACTTGTTTCCACTTGCCCCACAAACCCACCGCCAGTAATATAATCTAAAGTCGCACCACTCAAAGCGCCACTTCCAGCGGTGGCACCACTCCCATTACCAGCATCAGTATTCCAATAACTATTAATATTATAGAGATCCATGTCGCCCGCTGGTGCTGCGCTTGTTGGTGTTGCCCCAGTATGAACTGAAAACACACCACCACCAATAGACTGATTATATTTGTGCCTACCATTCTTTCCATTCCACACCCCGTCCTTATCAACGTGGTTTGTTATAGGGTGAAATGATGATGGACCTTCTTGACCTATAAGTTTGTCTAGTGTCAACGTAAATCTTATTCTTTTATTATAAGGAGCTCCACCTGTTTCTTTTTTATCTTTACTGAACAAATCTGATATAAAGGCTATCCCACCACCAAGTGGAGATGTTTCTTTTTTTCCTCCCCAAGGTGGCGTTCTTTGATACCCCATCTCCGCTCCACCAATAGACACACCAGCATTAGCGGGATCTTCTATACCCCAAATTCCTTGTGGAGCTTCGTAGTTGTAAATATCTGTTTGAGCACCAACATCTACTATGGTGTAAATAATTTGATCAGGATCTTGTTGAAATCTAAATTGTGTACCAATAGTTGACATTGCGTCTGCAAAACCAACTTCACTTCCTTGGTGCATTTTCATTAACTCAAGATGAGAGTTTTTTCTATTATACTCACGCTCACTACCAATACCCCAATAAGATAAATCCATGTAACTAACATTACCATCATCCCATATACCATTTCCAGAATATCCTTTTGCGGCACCAGCTTTATCAATAAACCATCTATTAGGATGGAATCTACCTAAAGGCCATTCAGGTAAAATATCATCTCTACCTCTCCATAAGTTATACCAATCACTTTTTAACTTATCAATAGTTGAAGTTGTCCATGTTGGTTGGAAGTTATTTGCCCCACCTCCAGAATGTGCGAGTGTAGTGTTTAACGTTTGAATAAAGTCTGATTGATCACCCCATATAGCTGGCACGGCAAATGGGTTTGCGCCTGCTAAATAAGAGTTGTCAGCCCAGGTTGTACCTGGGTCATAGGGGTTTGATTGGTTTTGATTAAAAGGATCACAAGCTGTTATATCTAAAATATGATTACTACCAAACCCGTTAAAAGAATAACCACTATTACCACTAGTATTTTGATAAGGAGTATCATTAACAACAAGTGCTCCAATAAGCGTAGCATAATTCGGAAGCGCAGCATCAAATAGCATGTATGGATTCCACATATCAGGCATTTGACTTGGCCAATCGTGCGTACGGCCCCTATAATCTTCGTCTGGGTCAGTAGTATCATTACATTTAAGTGGAGTGTCTTTAAAGTATTTATCACCCGATCCATTAAGCCAATCAATATATGTATTACGCCAATAGCTCCTCCCCTCATCTTTATCGCGATAAGCCCCATCAGTAACATCTCCAGGTCCAATAGGCCAAGAAGCAGCGCCAGGTCTACCAATATCATCCTTAAACTGCTGAGGATTATCTATAGGTGATCCTATTATACCATGACCACCTGCAAAATTACCACTATCATATGTAGCGCTTTTATTAGCGTGATGCTCAGAGAGACTACTTATTTGCAGCGGTCCGGATCTCCACCTAAATAAATTTCCAGTAGGTTGACTAGATACACTAATCCAAGGGGAGCCGGATGGGTGGTTCGCTACCTCTCCAGCACCCGCAATAGCTGGTGGAATGTAATATTTAGAATCGTTATTCCAGTCTTGCACCCCGGGGTGACCAACGCATAAATATGATATATTTTTAGTTTGTAAAACTTGATATTTTTGAGAAAAATCTTGTTGAGGATTTATTATGTTTTGTTGTATATTATAGTCTCTTAACACTTTAACAAAAAATCTTCCTTCAAATTGAGCCTTATCTTTAACCTCTTTTGTTCTAACCTCTAAAGATAAACCTCTATCAAGCTCGTTGTCCGCTGCTTGGGTGAAGGGAGTGCCGCCTGTCGATAAACCAGTGTAAGCGTCCGGTTTGCAAAAACCAGCGTCATCACCAAGCGCTTTTTCTAAACTAACTCTAACTAACTGCTCTAATTGTCCTGCAACTTCAACCTCTGTTGATACTTCGTTACCATCAGCATCTGTAACTGTTTCAGTATATGTTTGAGCTGGCGCGCCTATGTATTCTACATTAGCTATATCATACCAACGTGTTTTGTTTGTGTTATCTTGTACTCCAGCTTGATATGCGGACGCTTGTCCCTCGCTTTGTACTATACGAATTTGAGCACCATCCTTGCTAGATAGTTTTTTAAACACAGATTGATCCCAATACTCGGCATAAACATCAAGATACATTCTAGCTGGCAACGGTAAACCAGTTGGATAAAACATACCGCAATCCCAAGTTCCTAAATCACCCCACCCAGGAGGAGGCAGCGTCATAGGTAAATTACCCCAGTATTTAAGATCTGTTTTAATAAACGTTGGGGCATTATCTTTTATAGATAAAACTTTATATTTAGTTGTATCAGCTGTAAATACATTTGAATCATGCTGTTTCTTTAATATCAAAGTTGTTCTGTCTGATATTTTGTTTCTTTCTACAGAAGGAAAAGACAACCATACCCCACCATCCTCAGCGTCATACCAACGATCCATTGCTAGATTGTAGTATTCGTTAGATGTTTCTTTTATATAAAAAGTATATGACTCAGCCCAATGAGGCGCTGGAGACTCCATTTGAACTCTAATTCTATTTATGAATTTAGCAAAACTTTTATCAAGTTTAATAGAACCGCTTTTAGCCGTTAACACGGGTGTTTCTCTACCATACTTATCCCTATAAACAATACCAAGCTGATAGGTACGCATGGATTTTAAAGATTTAGCAGGTTCTCCTGGTTTAGGATTTGCACTATTCCAAGAACGGTCCGAACTTTTAATACTCGTGCTAAACTCAGGTATTACTTCTTCATTGTTTGAAGATAATAGGTTATAATTTTGAATGTAATTTGCAAATATTAATCTGTTAGCAGTTATTTCTTGTGCTAAAGCATATCTAGGTACGTTATCCCAAGGTCTTAACATTTGATTAGACGGTACTACTTTGTGTATTAACTCAGAACTTATTTTATAATTCCCCTTGTTTCCACCAGTACCAGGTGTTTGCCAGTAATTCAAAAGAGCGCTAGCACCAGGGGGATCGTCTTCTTTGAATGACGCTACAGTATATACGCTTGGCGAGTTAGATTCTTTGTACAATAAGTCAACTTGAATAACATCTTTAGGTATATCTTTAGGAACAAAATCCTTTATTCTTAAAGATCTTAACGCATTCTCCATACCTAGGTTATATCCTTTTTTAGGAAGATAGTCGTATGTTTCTGGTAAGAAAGCAACTTCAGACCAAGGGCTAAACACAGAATACTCACCATCTTCATACTTATATCTATAAGCAAACTTAGGGAATTTGTGCTTAAATATGGCTGGATTTTGAACTAACCTAACTTCGTATACATCATTCCCATGTATACCATCTATAGGAAAATTACCAGTTATACTTATTATTGTACCCGTTATGTACTGCGCTTGTTGATCCCCAACCCAACCCCAAGACGAGTTAACCCCAGGCTCAGTACCTAGTCCATAAATTGTTGTTGTACCCACGTTAGCGTAATCTGTAGCAAGAAGCATCGGAAAATCTGGGGAACTAGAATCGTGAAAAACTCTATCTATAGATAATCTACAAACAGCTTTTTTAGAGTCTCCCCATTGATTTTGAAATATGTGTTCTACAATTACATGGTCATTAATCTCCCAGTCCTCACTATTAACAGATATATCTATAGGTATAACAACTTTGTCTCCTGATTTTTTTTGTTCTTTATTAGGGTGGAAAAAGGTACTTATATCAGCACCATCATTACCAGTACCATACTTATCTTTCTTTGAGTTGGCCCAAGCTATAGCGCCAGCTGGGGTTACTGCCTCGCCACCACCATCCCAATCACGGAAGTTCTTAGATTGCCACATATCTGCACCGGTAAAAACTCCCTCTATAGTACCGTAATCACCAGACCCTGCAGATCCATAGCCATCCCCTGCTGGATCACTTACGGTCATCACTTCTTCTTCAAACTTATACATCTCAAGTCTTGGAGGAGCTGTAGGTCCTTTTCTTATAACTGATAAGTGCTTTTCAAGAACAAACGCTGGTCTACATATTTCGTCAAACTCCGGACAATCTACAATTGGCGCTTCTACGCCTGCTCTTTTTAAAGGTGAATTTTTAATCAATTTATTCATATTTTGAATTATTAAGCGGGTATAAAACCACAATTAGCATCGCAATTTGCTAGGGTAGTGTTACTGAGTGGATCCACCTCACACGAACTGGTGGCACTCGGGTTATAATTACCATAACATCTACACCCACCGGTATGCATTGTAAGGACCATCGAAAGGTAACCAGCAGTAGGGCCGAAGAAATAAGGTGTTGCTGGGGAAACAATGGCCACAATTTGATCAAAGGTCATTGAGTAGGTTACTTCAGGGACTGGGATTTTGTTAGCACCGTTTTGATTGTTCCAATCAGTCACGTAATCAGATCCATTCGCCCAACAAAAATAATTCCCATCAAACACCGTTTTTCTAAGACCGTCGACAAGTTCGGTGTGATTGGCAAATACAATATCAGCTCCCGGAGAGGTTAATAATCCATCATATGGATCAGGACTTGGTGGAACACCAACCGCTCCATTGTAATATTGAAGCGTTTTTTGAGGAGCATATTCTTTAGAAACGGTAGAAGGATTCCCCAGGAAATTCTGTTCAGTATTTTCATTATTACCGGTCGCCGTTTGCAGCCAAGCCTGAGTGTGGATATTTTGATAATTTGTGACGCGAGCAAATACCCCATCAAATTGGTTGTTTTTAAAGTGTATACCTTTAATAAACCTTTTCTCAATATGCGAACTTGCATCTATGGGATAATTACACCACGTATCTACATATTGGGCTTGTGGTGCTCCTATACTATATTGCCAAACATAATGATAATCACTATATTCTTTAGTATTATTATTAATTCCACTAAACCAATTCATCAAGCCTACTTCTTCCGACCCACTCGTTCCACTCCACCAGTTATTTGAGTCAAAAATATCTGTGCTACCAGCGTAATTATTTGGGGCTATAAGGTTATTAGGATCATCACATTGATCACCAGCAGCTGGAGCATAACCCGGCGGATAACAAGTGTACCCGTATTGACAACTGCCATCATCTGTATTTGCAAGTGGATCATAATTATATGCCATATCATCCGTACAACCTAACTCAGTATAAATACACGAGCCATCATCAACAACAGACACCGCGTTAAAGTTTATTGCAGTTGAATCAGTACAACCACAAGCGTCTTCGAAACAACTACCATCATCATAACAATTATCTGGGTTGTAGGTACAATAATGTGTGTCTATATATCCGTCTTCACCCGGTTTCCTGTCATTTTCATCTGTTATAAGTGTGGCATCCGTGCAACCAACAAGTAGACAACAACTATTATCATCGTATAATGCTAGTGGATCATAATTTATAGCTAAAGGATTTGTACATCCTACTATAGGGCAAAAAGCCTCATCTTTTAAACAATCTTCTTTTAAACCATCGTCTACAATTAACAATGTGGGTTGGTTAAAATCATCTATTTTATCTTGACTTGTTCTACCTATATCGAATCCATGCACGATACCCGTGCCATCATCAAACCCTCTTTCGGAATTAGATATAGAACCTATTTTTCCTCTTTTAATATTTACTTTTTTAGGTTCTGAAAAGTTATCAGTCCAAAATATCATTCCATCTATAATATTAATACCGGTAATCGCATTATCAGGAGAAAAGTTTAAATTTCTATCGCCTGTAAAAGTTATCTCATCTCCAACGCCGGTATTGTCATAACAATCTGGCGGGTTTGGTACAAACACAGGTTTGGATAACGATAATACTCCGGTTTGATAATCTATATTTTCAATAGTAACACCCTCGCTTGCTAATATACCAGGGTGGCCTAGTTGTGGTTTAACCGTGACTAACATACCCCATCTTAGGTAATTAACTTTATTTAAAGAAACTGTTATTTCAGATTTGTTTGAACCAAGACAAATACAACTGTGGGCTACTATTGTATCTGTTACTTTAAACACATCAACCATAATAGCATGCTCTTTGTCTTCCCAAGAGGTTTTTAAGTCCTTACTAGTATCGTATTCAATTATTCTATCCACCCACAAACCAAAACTTGAATTTGGTGTGTGCACAAACCTATAAAGCATATCTGTTTGAGCGTCTATAATCTCAGCTATATGGTAATTATAACCAACGTGTTCATCACCAAATCCCCCTCCTTTACTATATGTAGTTGAAGATGCTGCTGATGTAACTTTAACGTTACCTAATATGTTTTGAGCCGCACCTACGTCAGAATCTTCTGAAGTTGCAACACCTATATTTAATGCTTCTCTATATTGACCGTTTGGTAAGATTCTTTCATCAATATCTTTCTCCATCCTACCACCGGTAAAGGTACGTTTTAATTCTGGCATATTTTAGTGATCTAAAAATTTAGATTTTCCTCTCATTATTTGAGAAATTTCCTCAATTTTAATATTTGACAATCTTATTTTTGCTTTTCTAGTTTCAACCGACCTCTCTTGTTTTAATCTTTGTACTATTGGTGGTGGAACATCTGTTCTTGCTTGTGCGCACCCATAAGCTATATGTTTATACATTGCTTCTTCTGCGAATTTATGAACTATAGCCTCTCCATATTCTCCATGATGATCGCTTAGGTAGTGTAGTATTATATTTTTACCAGCTAAATCAGAGCTAAAATGTATTTTACCATTAGAGTGGTTTATAAAGAAACTTCCATTTGATTGAGCATACTGTGGATCTAGCCCTCTACGTTGGCCAGAATTATTAAAGTAATTATCGTGATCAACACCTTGAGACGCAGTTTGGTTTGCGTTTATGCTAGTAGATTGACCTGATGCTGACTTATATTTACCCCAAGTAGTTGAACCTGATATATCATCAAAAGAAACATATTTAGCAATTTTTGAATTTGTATAAGATTCTTGTATTTTTTTGGTTGGTTTAGATAGGTAAAATTCAGTTGTAAAGTTACCTACGATTGGTGGTTTTCCTACAATAGCAACATCTGTTATTGTTGTTCCTGGTTGCATTCCTATATGAAAAATTTCCATACCATCCTTTAAAAAGGGTTCGGTAATTTGCTCGCTATTTTGAGTAACTCCAGGTCCGTTATAATGCAAGTAATTTGAGTTTAATCTAAACGGGCCAGAATAATCCGCTTGCAAAACGTACGCGCCTGAGATAAACTTAGTTCCATAACCATCTTCCAACTCGAACCTATTAGAGTGCGTATATTTTCCACTTACTTTATCTTGAATTAACATAGCTGGCCCTTGTTGTTGGGACTCAAGGGATTTTGCTAGCTTGTAGTTTCCATCGCTGTCCTGCTGGATAGTGTTATGATTACCCGTCTTACTTGTTGGGTATATAATGTGCTCAATTCCTTTGCCATCACTCCAAGTTATTTTTGTATAGTTAACATAATCATGAGGCAAACGCATTTGTAATGATGGTGGTAATATTATTTCTTGTGTTTTGCAAGATTTTAATGTATCATAAGACAGTTCTTGTAACGCACGATGTGCGTGATAATTAATATCACCATCCAAAACATTAGCTAGAATCTTATTCTCACCAACATAGACAGCGGTAAAATTAGCTATAATTTCTTTTATATCTATATATTGGTAGTTACCTAAAAGATCTTGATCTTCATTGTAATAATCAGAATGCTTATCGCTACCTTTCCCGCCTCTTGCTCTGTCTGTTGCCATATCTATTTATTTTCTTGTTGTAAGTTCGTTTGATCTTCGCTAGATGATGCTTGGAATAAAGACGGGTCTTCTATTGCAATACCAGCTAGTTTTAATATTTTTATAACTAAATCAGGTTGTTCAGAGTGGTGTAACTGAAAGTGTTTACTAGTTCCACCGTTGTAAATCGCTTCTTCGTTAACAACAACGTAACCCCAATAAACCAAATCGGGTCTTCCATCTATAACTTCAATGCTAACGTCAGTAGCATAATCAGCATCAGGTATTGGTGCGCCAAACTTCCACACTTGAATCTTAAAAGCGTTTTCCCTGAAAAAAAACACCTCACCTTGATTCTGATTGTGCCAATGGGACGCGGCTAAGTTTCTCAGTTCCTCTGGACCGCTAACCTCTCTCATCTCCCTATTTATTCCACCCTTGTTATATATTAGTTTTCCATTATTCCCAGCGCCGCCAGTACCACCTGGTATAATACCACCAACACCTAAACTTTCTATAGAATACCAATCCCTCACCTTGGTCATTATATGTGATACAGAATCTCCAATCTCAAAAGACTTAGGTCTTTTTTCTCTAAAAGCATTTATATCATAAAAGTATTGCTCAAAAATATCTTGTTGAGCTTGGTTGGCGAACAAATTAAACTCTTGAGGCGTTATGTATCCTCTTTGCTCTTTGTTAGCTAAGGCTTGTACTGTTTGATATACTGTATCTATATTTACCATTTTTTATTTTTTATAAGGAACTGCTTTATTTAATGCCTGCCTTCTTTTGTTACATCCACAACCTTTTTTACCAGCCATTTTATTTCCAAATTGAACTAGACTTTTTATACCAGTTGCTTTTGTAAATTTTTCTATTGAGTCTCCTAAACCCTTTGATTTTTCTTTCATAAAATTAAATTTTAATAAATGGTCGCCCCGAAGGGCAACCATATTATTTTGTTATTGATTTAATCTTTTCTCTATATTAGAGTAGATTTCCATACCTTCATCAGTTTTAAACCAATGTGCTAACGCAGTGTAAGGATGCTCGTCAAATGGTATAACCATTAATTTTCTTCCGTTACTACCCCATAAGAAGTTTCTTTGATCAGAAGATAATCTTAGTATTCCAGCTTCAACAGCTTTAATACCAAAGTTTCTTAACATTACATTCTCGTCATCCGCTAACTCTAAGAAGAGTTTAGGGTTGTTACGAGCAAATACTAATAAATCTCTTTTAAGTTCCTTAGAACTCAAACTAGATACCTCAGATCCTCTCTCTACACGCATAATAGCTTCAGCCATATCTATATCAATATTTCTAGCAGCTACTAACGCATCAACTTGAATATTTAATACATCGATTTCATCAGCAGCTATAGCGGAAGGTTGAAATTCGTAATATACTTGATCTCTATTAGGATGATATAAAGATAATAATTTCTGTAAAACCGTTTGTTCTCTTGGAACAAACAAACTTCCACCTCTAAATACAATATGCTCTAATCTTTGATCTCCTTTCATTTCATCAACAAACGAAGTTTTTTGATTTTGACAATACTTAAGTTCTCTTTCATAACCTTTTTCTTCATCAAAATAATAAATATTAGCAGATTTAATTGATCTTGATAATGGTTTGTCTCTTCCTTTTAGATAGTAAATTCTATCTTTTATTTCCCATTCATTAGTGGGTTTAATTCTTTCTCTTGCTTTTGGTTCTTCAACTACAGTTTCTTCAAAAAATTCTGTAACTGTTTCTTCCATTGTTTCTATTTGAGTTTCTACCTCAACTTTTTTTGTTTTTTTTGCCATAATATAATATATAATAAAATTAATAAAAATAAAAGGACCGAGGCCGAAACCTCGGTTCTTTTAAATAATTGTGTGCCTATTTCATTAACATGAAATTGTTAGCACCTTGAGTAACTAAACATCTCTCAGAAAGCATGTGGATTTGCATTGCATCTAAAGCAGATGTAGCAGCACCAACCGAACCAGTAGTCCAAGTTTTCATTTTTCTGTCATCAGTTTGAGAAGCTCTATAACGAACATGCAAGAAAGGTCTCTTAAGATTCTTTCCTAATTGTTGGTCATAAACAGTAGAAGTTCCAGCAGGAACAATCACCCCTCTGATCGCGTTAGCGCCAGCGGTATCATTAATACCTCCTCTAGTAGCTTTGTCGTTTAAGTATCTAAAGTCAGATTTGTAGAAGTCATAAGAACCTCTTCTGAAACCAGAGAAACCTAAATTAAGCGCCATGTCTTCTGAGTTGTTGAATACTCCGTAAGAAGTACCACCAGCTCCGTAAGAATTCATAGAAGCTAACATGTCATCCATCGCTAACGAAGTAGCTCTGTTTACAAACATCATGTTTTCTTCAATAGCACCTTGCTTATCAAATTCAGCTAAGATAGCGTCAAATTCAGCTAAATCAGTAGCTGCATTAACACCAGTAACACCTGAAGTTAAGTTACCTCTATCTTCGATAGCTGCAAACAAACCTTCAGTTCCAACTGTAGAACCAGTTGCGTTTCCAAGCCATGCATCAACTCCTTGAGCAGCACCAGAACCACCAGCACCGAAGTTGTGAGCATTATCATCACCAAGCTCACCTTCAAGCATTGCCATTTCTAAGTAATCAGTAAAACGAGCTCTTGTGTCAGCTTCAGCTTTTAAATACCATAAGTATCCACTAGCACCACCTTCAGCCGTAACTTCAACCCATCCAATTTTAGAAACATCAGAACCTGATACTTCGTAGTAATCTCTGATTATAATTGGTTTATTAGAGAAAGTTTTGAATTTTGGTTCGTTAGCACCTCTTGAATCAGCAGCAGCTGTACCAGCGGCAGTATAATAAGCCATACCTTTTGCGAATTCAGAACCGTAAACTAACATAGTCGTCCCTTTATTAGTAGCGAGCGTAGCGACTGTACTACCATCGTATATAGCGACAGTAACGTCACAATCGTTAGTACCAGCAAAACCTGTTACTAAACCTTTGTAAACTCCATTAGCGTTCGATAGAATAACAGTGTCATTTAATCTAACACCGTGTGCTACTGAAATACCAGCTTCAGCATAATTAAGTCCATCAATATCAGATTGAATTGTAACTACTGGTGAACTAGAACCACCTCCATCAATGTCACATAAATAAGATAAGTGTAATCTACCTTGCTCTGACCAAATAACTTGATCAGCACTCATAGATTCTTCAGCTCCAACTTGTGAAAGGAAACCAGATATAGTCCTAGGACCAAATACCTCAGCTTCTTTCTCCATTAGATCTGGAACATATTGTTGACCCCATCCAGACGTGCTGTTAAGGTCTAAGTAATTTGTAGATAGTGTTTGTTGCCTTGGAGCAGGTACACTATTCAAATTATCTCCTGCAGTAATTGCCATAATTTTTAATTTTTAATTTGTTATTTTTTGTTTTTAATTTTAAATTTAAAGTCATTAGCAGAATCAGCATCTAAAGCTCTAACTGTGATTCCCCCAATATTTAAATTAGGATCCATAGTTTGTCTAGGTGCCATGTTTACGTTTTTAGCTTCTTCAACGCTTGTTTTTAACGCGTCGGCCTTGCCTTGCTCGTAAAAGTGGTTAGCAATTGTATCTGGATTCATAGCTGTATATAATCCTTTGTGATAACCCGATGGGTCTATCATATTCATATCTTTATCAAGAAACTTTCCTATAAAGTTATTTATGTCACGTTGAGATTTTTCAACTTTTTTTGCGTCACTTACGTTAACTCTAAACTTCTTGTCTCCTACCTCATATTCAAAACCTTTGAATTTATCGCCAAAAAACCTACTAGTTTTGTTTAGAAACCTGTTAGTAACATCCTCGTTATACTGTCCTTCCTGCTGTGCTTTATTGTAGAAATTAATAGCTTCTTGTTGCTCACCAGTGAGCTTTGATCCACTTTTAATTTCTTCGTAGTATTTAGACTTTTGCCCGTCTAAGTGGCTTCTAGCGCTGGCAACTTGCTCTTTAAGCGCTAATTTTTTTCTTTTTATATCTCTATCCTCATCTACATCCTCGTCGTAAGAGAATTGATCTTCCATAAGGAAGTTAATTTCTTCTGCATTTAAATGGGGTTTAGTTTGCTTGTAATACTCTTGTAATAAGTCTTGATTATCCATCTCGCTATAATCTTGATTAAGCTTAACATAGTCATTTAAATCTCCGCCAGTTTCTTCTATGAAGTCAACTAGCTTTTGTACGCCTTCGGGTAAAGGTTTGCCAGTTTCCATGGATTCCTTAATAGCTTCTTCAGCTACCACAGCAATCTCTTCAGTTTCCGTTTCCGCAGTAACTTCTTCTAACACTGGGGTTTCTTGTGCTTTAGTTTCCGGTTGTACTTTTTCTTGTTCTTGTGGGGTGTTGGTGTCTTTAGACTCTTCAACCACTCCCTTATCGTTAGCGTTATCTTCTTTAGCTTCGTTTTCTTTTGGTTTTGATGGTTTATCTAAATCAACCTTAGTTATAGTTTCACCTATAACCTCAGGTTTCATTGTCATTTTTTCTTTAACCTTGGTAACGTCACCTTTAGTCTCGTTACCATCTGGTTGTTTTTCTACTTTTTCTTTTACTTTCAATGAACCAGTTTCGTTGTCTACAACTGGTTCTTCTTTTTTCTTTTTTGCCATAATATAATATAATATAAATTAATAATTTTACAAGCCAAATCCACCTAAAGTATCGTTACCTGAAGACTCAAAATTTTGAGCTGGTTTTTGATTTTCTTTTTGGTCAATCATTGCTGATTGTTGAGTTGCTTGCATTTTTGTTCTTTGATCTTTTCTGCTTTCTGTTAACAGTTGTCCTGCGTTTTTAGTTTTAGCTTCTAGTTGTTTCAATTGCATGTTATATTGAAATTCTAATTGCATTAACTTTTCTTTAATATCACCTTCTTGCTGTATTATTTTTGATTTACCATCAACTTTAATACTTTCTAGTTTTATTTGATTTTCAATCTGTGCCTTACCTTTATCAATTTCAGCTTTAGCGGTAGCAGCAGCTGCTTTTTCTTGCGCTTGACCTTGGGCTTGTGTTTGTTGAAGTTGGTTTGCTTGATCTGTTTCTTCTTTTTGTTTTCTTCTAAGTTTAAGTAGTTGATTAGCTAATTTAATATTTTTTATTTGTCTTAGATCAATAGCATCTTCTAAGTTGATACCTTGTTGACCTAACGCGGACTGAATGTTATTTTCTAACAATTGCTTTTCCTCTTCGTCGGGTTCTAACTCTAAAAATATACCAAAGTCATATAGGTGAAGGTTTTTCATTTCTTCTAGCGTAGCTATATTGTGAGCACCAATAGCTTCAATAAAAGCGTTTTTAGTTGGTGAGTATTCTATAATGTCAGATATTCTAAGTGATAGTTGCTCAGCAACGTCTGCTGTTAGAAACATACCTGACTGTAGTATATGTCTAGTAGCGGTGTTTGAGTTTGCTGCAGCCATTTTTTGCACGCCAACTAAAGATCTTTCTGCTGGTGTAGAACCGTCACTTGCTTCGTTCAACCCGGTCACATCTCTTATCATTTGTAGGTAATAATTGTATGTACCTATTAACTGTTGCATCTTACCACTACCAGCGCCTGATTGTATTTCTTGAATAGGTATTTTACCTGGATTACCCTCACCATCCATTGTTTGTGATCTACCAACAACACTACCTGTTTGGAAGAACATGTTTAAAGCTTCTTGAGCATTATAGTTTGTTCCATTACCTAGATCTACTTCAGCTAAACCATCTATATCTAAGAACACACCATCAGGGGTCATTCTAGATAACACTTGTTGGATTTTTAAATGAGTTAGTTGTATCATGTCAGCAAAACCAGTAATACGTCCTACAAGTGATTCTATGCGACCCTCATACATTCTTGGCGCTACAATAGAATAGTTCATTTTAACTTTAGTATAATCACTTTTTAACCTCATCATATTATTAGCTTTCTCCCATTTGATAAGTTTATTTGCGCCCAAGATATAAGCGCCTTCATATAAACATTCAACAGATTTAGATAATTTTTCGTATTTTCCTTCTAGGCTTTTTGGTGGGTTAAAGCTATCATCTTTTTTCACAACTCTTTTACCACCCATACTATTTTCTTTTATTTTATAAACCTCGTTCATATAGGTTTTATAGTTAAAATACAGTATATCAACTTTGTTATTATCAGAATCGTTATCCGAAATCCTACCACCAAGACTGTGTGGTCTCGCTTTTCCAGTTTTAGCTATTTTCTCTAGTTCTTCTTGGTTTAAGTAAGGAAATTGTTTTTTAAGCTCATTTATAGGTATTGATTTTACCTCACCAACATAGTATAAGTCTTCAAAATAAGGAGAATCAGTGTGAGAGTACACTAGATTTGCTGGATCAACATAATCTATAGTAACACCTTCCGCAGTATTAAAACCCGTTTTAACAGCTCCAATACCTAGCACGGTTAAATCTTGATAAAATCTTCTTTTTATTAAGTCATATCTGTTACCCTTCATTAAAGTTTCTATAGCTTGCTCTTCGGCTATTTCAACTTCTTGCTTGTATGAAAGCTGCATGTGTAGTTTGAACTCTTCGTCTGTTGTTGGTAGTGTACCTTCTTCTCTTGAGTTTACAGCTATACCAAATGACTCTTCACAAAATTCATAAAAATCTTTTAACTTCATATCTTTTTCAATATCCTTCATGTACTGTGTTCTTTTAACAACACCGTGGGGATCTTGAGAATATGCTTTTACTTTATATAGTCTTTCGGCTATACCGTTAACTACGATATCTACAAATTTAGATATAATTGGAACAGGCGTCCAATCTAAATTTAGATATGATAAATCACCATTTATAGATAACTCGTCTTTATATTTTTGTATTGATTGTTCGCCTCTAGCGTAAAGACGTAATGTGTGAAATTTAGATATATTATTATGTAATCTACCGCTAGCACCGTATGATTTAGAGAACCACTCGTGCTGTATTGCTTTTGCAACTTTTAGTCCATAGTCGTGACTCATTTTTTCTAAGTCACTAACTACTTGGCTAGGAAAATGTCTACTTATAACTGATTCTGCCATACTTAATTTTTAATTATTTTACTCATATTTCCTCCTTGATTATACTTAGCAAAATTTATATCTATTGATTTTTTTTCAATTTTAGCGTTTGGAGCGTATAAATGTCTATTATTTGCCATTATAGCTAAACCAGAACTAATTGACGCATCAAATTTAGTTCTTTTATTTATATCGAATTTACTCCAATCATTTAACAAAGCGTTAAAATATAAATCTCCAAATGTTCCATCTTGCTTTATACCAACATGAGACTGTATGTACATCTCAATAGCAGCCGCATGAGCTTGTTTAATGTCTTCACTTGAATTAGGTATTCCACCAACTTCTTTTTCTGCCACCGATAACTTGTTCCAAACTTTATCAGGTCTATTCATACTAAATCCTCTATATCCTCTCCGCCTTAAATAGTATAATAATCTAGGTTTGTTGTTCTCTGCAAGTATTGGCATCCCGTAAAATACTATAGCCATTAACATATCTTCAAAAAACATTTCAGCTGTTGGTGGTCTAGATAGATACTCTAAAAAGAAACTATTTGCCGGAGCGTCTTCCATACTAAACTTAGTTAATCCGTGTAAAGCTCCTTTGGATCCTTTTCCATCAACTGTTCCTGATATATCATAACTGTCACAGCCAAAAGCACCCATATGTTCGTTGCCGGGGTGTTTTATACCATTTTTTAGTACTATCTTATTTTGTAAATGTACCGGTGGAACCCAACTGACTTTAAATCTTCCTTTTGGATCTGGATAAAATATAACTTGAGAATCTTTGATTCCATTCACCCACTGAAAGTTACCTTGAGTAACACCTAGGGTTCTAACCATCTCTTCATTATAATCTATCTGTTCATATATTTTAACTAGGTTAAATATGCTGTTTTTAGTCTCATCTCTAAAAGCGTGTTCTGTAGTTCTTGGAAATTGACGGTAAAATTCATTTAAACCATCATGATCAGATTTTAGACCATCTACTTCATTTTGCCAATTATCTATTACACCTATGTCTATTAATTCACCGTCTGGCGCAAGTCTGTCGATATCAGGAGTAGTAAAGACTGGAATTCCATACTCGTCAATAAATCCTTCGTAGTTCCATTCCATTGGGATAAAAAGAGAGTATAATCCAGATTTTGTTTGACCATTTCTATTTCTCTTTGTGACATCCGAGGCATTGTATAATTTTTTAAAGTTTTCTCCACCTTTATCTAAAGCGTTTGAAGTTGAGCCCATCATGCACTTGCCAATAATCCTACTACCTAATCTCAAGCAAGTTTTTGTAACTCTCCAGTTATTTAATATGTTCTCAGGTCTCTCCCACTTACCAGCCTCATCATGTACTAATAACGCTAGTTTTTCACCATCATAACTATTGTCTCCAGTATTCTTCCAATCAATCGTTGTGTCTAATCCCTCTAAATCTTCTAACTGCTCATTAGCTGTTATTTTTTTTCTAGTAAATCTAGTTGATGGCACTCTATACGCTAACTCTGTTTTTGGACGATCCATACCATCTTGAATTGGTTTAAAGAAGAATGGATAGTTTATGCTAATTGGAACAACTTTATCGGTAAACATCTTCTTTGCATCCGCACCTGTTTTAGATAGTATACCATATCTACTATCACTTGCGAGAGTGGCTAAATTAACTGTTTCTGCACTCGACATGAAAGAAAATCCAGAACGTCTGTTTTTAAGGTAGCACATCCCATAACATCTTTTATCTGCCTTACAAGCTTCCCAAAAGATATAAAATAATCTATTTGCCTCTCTAAAATCTGGAGCACCTACGTCAATTTTACTCCATTGTAAGTACATATAATGCGTACCTGTTATCCAGGTTGGTTTACCATTGTTCATAAACCAGAACCCCTCTTCTCTTCTCGTGAATTCTTTGTCTATATAATCGTACCATTTTTCTTTACTGCTTTCCGGATAGCTTCTCCAATCGAATATATTTTTAATTCTCTGCAACTCCTTGGGATACTCGAATTTCACCCATTTGTTCTTTGGATCTTTGTATACTTCTTTAGGAGCTTTTGGTAGCGCAATAACTAGTCCTTGTATTTCTACTATCTCACCTATTTGCCCGTTATGAGATAACACTATAATATCATGTTCTTTATCGTAACCGTGTTTCCACTTCTTACCCTTGTTAAGACGACTGATCGTTGTTTTCTTAACTGGTTCAACTGTCTTAACTAAACTTTGCTCGTACATTATTTAGATCTACTTTCTGCGAATCCTTTAAAAGTTTTTTCCTTTGTCTCTTCAGGTGCTTTACCCTCAAGCAAGTTTTCTTCTTCTTCAATTCTGTTAAGTATCTCAAATGCGTCAAATATAGCTAGTTTTTTAGTAGCCGCTGCATTCTTAAGTCTATCTGCTGATATATCATCGTCTGAATCAACGATTGCTTCCTTCGCTACTTTAATCAGCTCTTCAACTGCTCTGTGCCCAGCTTGGATTATATTCTTCTTCGTCTCCTTGATATTCATATTTGATTGTAATAAAATTAGATAAAACTCTGTATAGTCTCTCGCCGTCGACGACAAACTCGTATTGACTACTTGGTCTAAAACCAACTAAATCATTAACCTCAACCGTACCGTCTGAATATTTAACAATACCTTGTAAAGGTTTTTCCATGTCTATGTTAAATGGGTTTTGTGCTTTTAAGGGCATTACAAAACAATATCCTTTTGGAGCTATCCACTTATCATTTCTTTTGTATAAGAAGATTTGATCGTCACTTATAAAGTAGGTGTCTTCATTAAAATAACTCCTACTATTTTTTTCTACACCATATTGATTGTTCCATCTCCTAAAAACATTGTGATGTACTATAACTGTATCTCCTGGTTTTATATCTGTATCACCAATTATAGGAGTTGATATAACTGTAGCTTCTCTATTTACATACTGATGATTAAATATCTCAGTATTTAAAATTAGTTCGTTACCGTCTAATTCCTTTATATTGTTATATCTTTCTCCTTTTGGCTTTACAACAAAGTTGTAAACGCTTTTCATTAGTATTCGAGATTATATTCTACAGATACAGCCATATTCTTGTTAAAATCTTTCCAAGGTAATACGTCTTTTTTCTTTTTAATATAAACAGAAAACTTATCGTCCTCTTCTATAATATCGCAGATAGTATGACCACCATACACTTCTTGCCCCACGGCATAGTGCATAGCGTCATTCTTATAATCTTTACCGATACTAATCTTCCTTATTAGCTTCGACATCTGCTGGATAGTTTATCGTTCCATCTTGGATATTAATATCGTTAGTACCGTAATCGTTTACCATTTCAGTTTGGATTCTTCCTAACTCATCATTTGCACCAGATAAAAAATGTAGTGCTTGATGCTTACGAGCCTCTAATTGCCCAATATTCATTTGGGTTTGATTTACTTTATCTACAATATCTTGTATTTTTTTTAACTGCTCTTCAGTTACCTTTTCAGGTCTAACACCTTTAAGTTCTTTGATCTTGGAATTTGTTCCCTTTGTTTTTGTTGTTGCCATTTTTATTTAATTTAAGTTAATTTAATTTGTTTTTATTTAGTATGAGAAATTGAATCTGAATTTTATTGGATTTCTGTTACATATCTCAGCTGTGTGGACAAACGCTTCCGCAACCGCGTCAACCTTAAGCGATACATTATCTGCCATACTTACAACCGTGCCTATTTGTTTTGGATCACTTCCATCAGACGCAACAAAAGCTACTACTTCATCTCCAGCTGCAAATACTAACCGTGGATCTGTACCACTTGTAACTAAATCCACCGCTGATGTGTCTATAGCTTGGTGACCAGCTTGGTTAAGCGCTACAGCTGTACCAAAGTCAAACACAGCTGTTTCACATAATCCAGCCACCCATAAAGTTTGGTAACCAGGTGTTGTTCCAGGATAATCATCGTCGTTACTAAGTAGGGAGTTAACATTATCAGAGTCGTTACCTATTTTTCCACTTAAACTCCAAACGTTATAAGATATAAAGTGAACACTACTTCTTTGAGCACTACCGTCTATTACCACTTTATCTATAATATATGGTCTAGAGTTATTTGCGATTATTCCTGTAACTGCAGAACCAGTATCTCCTAATGTTGGTGGTGCTGCTCCATTTACACTTTTTGCAAAATATAATTCCATATCACGAGCTCCCGCAACGTCTGCCCCGTTTAATCCAGCTACTATTGCGGATACTGATTGGAGCGCGGCAGTTCCTTTTGGTATTTCAAATGCCGTCCAATCAAATAGAACATCGCCTATATCTACTTCAACATTACCTAGTATATCAAAATTTGGCTTAACGGTTGTTGTATAATATTTTCCTTGCATAATTTTATTTTTTTACTTTTTCTAGTGATCGTCCGCCAAAATAAGCACCGATCACGGTTATTAATACTAATTGAAGTAAATCCACCCAAGATGATTTTACTTCGAAATTTAATGCACCCGCGTCTATAAATATCAATAGCATGGTGCATACTATTAAGAATACCAATACTAATGGTCTAACATTTTTGCTAAGCCATGAATCTGATTTTAGATCTGCCTCCCAACGTGATGTGATGTTTTTCTCCATCTCAATCTCGTGGTTAGCTATAATTTCTTTTATTTTTCTTTCTGCTTCTAACTTCTCTTCTTTAGATGTATGTAGATTATCTACAACTCCACCTATACCTTTTACAAGATCAGCAGCTCCACCGGAAAATAAGTTAGTTAAAATGCTCATTATTTTTTATTTGGTTTTCTATCTCTAATGATATCAGCTTCACGTTGTAGATTTTTTTGTCTTTTTAAAGCAGCTTGTCTTTTAGGACCAGGAGAAATATTAGCATCTTCACCAGCAAATTCAGCTCTATCTTCAAAATCAATAATATTCTCGCTCTTACTTTTACCTTTGTAAATGTGAGTACCTTCCATTTCTCCTTTATGCAATTTCTTATTTGTAGGTTTGTTTATTGGACCTTGTTGTGCTTTTTGTTTAGCTGGTGATTGTTTTATTCCTGGAAGGGTATGCCCTTTCATTTTAAATGGTGTATATTCACTCATAGTTTTATTTTTTAGTGTTTTTCCCAAGGCAACGTGTAATCACCTTCTTGGTGCCACTTACCTTCATAATTTATCATTCCGTCTTTTCTTTCGTAGGTTTGTCCCATCCAAGATATATCATCATCAGTGTAAGATAGTTTGCCTACTTTCATGTCATTGATATGTCCCATCTCGTGCATTAGTATTGCTCTTTCGTCTTCACTTCCAGGAACAACTGATACATCTAAAAATATACTACCATCGATATTAGCCTCCGCTTTAATACCTCCTTCTAGCTTTTTTCTAATAACGGGCGTTCCAGGTACTGACGCGTCATGTTTATCAAAATGGTTTTTCTTAGCACCATACTTAATACTTCTATTTTCACTTCCTAGTTTAAACGCCATATTATTTCTTTTTTACTTTACTAGTTTTATCATGTTTCCAATTTCTTCTATTATATTCATCATGCCTTTCTTGAGTGTTTAACCCAAAGTCTTTCATGTTAGTATCTGGATTTTTTGGATCCCATAACTTACTCGTGTCATACGGTTCTGGTATTGTGTCGGTTTGAAAAGGTTTTTCTTTTTTTATCTCCGTATCTTTACTTTTTTTTTCTGCTTTTCTTCGTCTTTTAGCTTCTAATCTGTCCGGGCGCTTACCATCTAAAAATATGTACTCTAACTGATCGGCTATTTTGGTGCTTCTTTCTTTTCTTAAAGCTAATCTTTTTTCAGGAGTATCAGCAGCTTTTCTTGCTTTTTGTTTTAAAATCTTTTTATCACGTATACCTTGTTTAACATCAGCAACTTTCTGTCTAACGCCTTGTTTTATTTTTTTACCTACTTTTTTAGCCGCTCTAGATACAACAGTTCCTGGTTTATCGGGTTTTGTTGTTTTGCCCTTACTAGCTCTTTTTTCAGCTTTTTTAATAAAATTTTTATCGCTCTTAATATCTTTAGCTAGTTTTTTCTTCTGTGCTTTTGTTTGAGGTTTTTTAGCCAATTCTTTCTTTGTCTTTTCAATTCTCTGCTTTTGTTCAAAAGCTTTCATTTCATCTGATTTTTCAGGAGCGTTAATTTTTATACCAAACACACCTTTTGCAGGCGATGAATCTTTCAATTGAAGTGCAGATGATCCAGCTCTACCATCTGGAAGACTAGTTTGATCCATAGATCTATTTAATCTTATTTGCTCTTGATGATTATCTGTTTCTAATTTATGTCTTAATGTTCCCTTGTGTGTTGAAGGGCCTTTCATTTTAAATGCCATAGTTACCTGTCTTTATCTTTAATCATATCATCTATAGCTTTGTTGTAAACCTTGTCAGTATATGATTTATTCTTATAAAACACACTTCTTTCTGAAGTGGGTAAGTCTTCCTCACCTAATAGGATTCTATATATCCTACTTATCATTTGAGAGCATTTCCATGAAGTTTTAAATACTGAGTACTTAATTGTAGTTCTATTCCTGTGTCTCCAGGTTTCGATCCAACCTTCTCGTTTTAATCTCTCCCATCTGTTTTTATCCCATGAGTATGTATAAACTCCGTTGATAAAATCGTTTCGTGTAAATCTTCCTTTACAATCTAAAT